TATTTCTATTTTAAATGGATATTGTGGTGCGATAGAACTAGATACTTTTCCTAATACCAATGAGTTATTACTATTAGTTGAACTAGATATAAAAAATGAAATTGCGTAATTGTGATTTCTATCATAAAAACCAGGAATTTCTGTTTTAATATATCCATTTCCAGAAAACCCAGCTGCATATCCATATGAAGCAGTTAAACCCGTTGTAGTAGTAATTCCTGGTACGTATGTTACATTTTCTGATTTATATTCAATTCTAGATATATCAAAATATTCATTAAATCCTTCTGCATACATTAAAGATTTAGAAATAATTTTAGAATCATCGTATATAGAATTGTATAAATTTCCGTAACGATCTGAACTAATATATAATGATGCAGTATTACTGCCAGTTATATAACTTGCCGTTATCGTAAAAGAAGCAGGTTTTATTCCTTCTCCAACGCGTACTTGCGGGAATGAAAATATTGATGCCGATTGATATAAATGTTTTTTTGTTCGATTTAAATCAGTTGGTCCAAAAGTTAATGCTGGATATTTTTTGTATTTATAATATTGATGATTAACTGAAAAGTATGTTATTGTTTGCAATGTCCCATCGACATTTGATGCATCATTATAAGTTAATTCTGAACCTAATGCCGGCAAAATTGTTGGATCAGAATATATAGCTTGTAATGGCAATGCACTACTAGTTACACTTCCGGAATTAATTGTCCATGTTTTAAATGCTTGAAATGGATTAACTTTGATATCGGTAGAATCTAGTTTTTTAAATACTGTAGGTGCTACCCCAGTATATCCAATTTCATTGTATGTCATTCTAGATTCTGCCATATAGTATAAACCCCGTTATACATATAAATATAACGGGGCTAAATTACTGTTATTTTTTTAGAAATCTAATTTAACTCTAATCAATGCTTCGCGTTGGAATGATTTAAGTAATGGCTTAGAAAGTTTTGCTACTGCTAATAATTCTTGACGGTCATTATATAAACCAACCGTAGTAATATATGTTTTAGGGTCACCAACGAAAGTTGTTTGTGAAATTTGACCAACACTACCTGTTACATATGAAGGATTATTAGAGAAGTTATATTCTGCATTTTTAACTCGAACGAAATAATGTGTACTAGTAACTTTTTCAGAATTACGTGCTAAGAAACCATATGGATCCGAAGTTGAAGGATTTGTTAATATCCCAGATCCTGATATCGAATGGAAAAGTGCAAAATGATTATTTCCTTCAGAACTAGAACCTGTATTGGTTTGGAAACTTAATTGTTGATCTAACATTTTTCCGTCTAATATCAATGTTCCATAATCTGGATAAGCTAAACCGTAATAAATTGGTGCTGTTGGATTATGTACGCCTCCATTAATGGAACCAGATACGATATTGTAAATTTTACCAGAATCGCCAATCTTTGGAGATGCTAATGAAGAATCATCAATAAGCGTTATAACTGTAGATCCCGTTACTGCAACACTTCCAGTTGCATTTGTAGGACGAGAACCAGATATTGTACGTAATGGAATTTCAAAATTTCCAGCATCTAAACGTTCTTTCATTCGATTACGTTTAAAATTAATTACATAAATATAATCAGTACTTCCAGAGCCAGCTGTCGTAAATCGAGAATCGGCAGGAGGAAGTAAAAGTTGACGATATTGCGAATATATTGCTTTACTAGGAGAGTCATTAAGTTGACCTTGAGAATCAGAACCACTTCCTAATGCATGACCAAATGCTAATGAATATTGAACAGCAGCGCCTTCGTTAGCAGGATTATCTTGCAATACGTCAACATAATATTTTCTTTGAGATGTAGTTTGTGCAGATGATGTAAAATGTGTAGCTAAATTTGCAATACCATCAGACCACATACCAGCTGTTACAATTTCCGTTTGGTTTGATATAACATCATTAACTGTATCGAATTTTGTATACGTTCTACCGTTACGAGCCGTTATTTGAGATTGTTGCATTTCAGCAACCATCTGATTAGCTAATGCTTGAGCTAACTGTTGTACTTGTTGATTAATTGCTCGTTGTGTATCTGCTGCAGCTGCTAAAGTTTGATTTAAAGCGTTTGGAGCATTACTATTAGTTATTACATTAGCACGACGAGCTCCTTCGCCATCCGTTATAGGAACTCCACCTAATCTAGGTTGATTTTTTAGTTGTTTAATGAAATTTTCTGTTTTCATATTTTTCTTACATATTTGCTGCTGCTGCTGTAGCAGTTGTTACTTTTTTAACTGTCACTGTTAATGTTACGCTACCACCTGTTTCATTACCAATTATAGTAACTGTCGCAGTTTTATCTTCTAACATTTGAGTTTTAGCAATAATTTTAAATTCAAATCCAGCTACGGCTACACTTTGTGCGTCTTCATTATCTCCGATAAAATTAGGTGCAGTTGGTAACACTGAATTTTGTAAAGCTCGTGTTACTTGTAAATCTGCAACTGTTGAATCTGATAATATTGCTGTATATCCTAAATTAGAATTTCCGCCTTGGAAATTACTTGTGTTAGGTGCGATAACTGCGCTATTTCCAGGTGCAGCTAATGTAATTAAAGTATTACCAACATTAATTACAGGAATATTAGTTGTTTGTTTTGGTAATGTAACAAGCTTGTATTTCAAAGCCTGAGTTTCATCTGGAATTGCTTCTGTTATTGGCATATTTTCTATGATAGTACCGTAATATTCAGTTCCTAGAGGATGATCCGGATTCCATAATGAATAATCAATTTCATCATCACCCAATGCAAATTGAGTAATATTAAATGAATTACCGCCTTTTGCTAATAATTCTCGACCTTTTAGTGTTAGAATTGCGTCAATCGTTACGCTAGAATTATCTAAATATCCCATATTGTTTTAACCTTATTTCATATAAATATGTTTAGTGTGTATTTTATGCTAATCTAAAACTTCCTTGTTCTCCATTGTTTTGATATATCAATTGGTTAGGATTTGCAGTACGCCATTCTGCTACTGGTCCGCCATCATATGTTTGTGTTGAATTAACATTGAAAGCTGGAGATGTCATTTTAGTTCCAGAATATCGGTGATTTTCAATGCCAGTTGGGGCATAATCTTGTACTTCTACAAATTCATACAGCAAATTAGTATCTCTAATCGAATAACTAGGAATTAATGGACTAGTTGAAGATAATTGTTGATCCGTTACCGGATTATCCGTTGTTTGTATAAAATATCGATTTCTATTTACACTACCACTTTCTACAAATATCAATTGAAGATAATCTGGATCAATATCGTACGATGAAGATCGTATCAACGTTGTAGTTACGGAAATATCATCAACAACGTATATACCGTTTGAAGAGCCTGTAACAGCAGTCCCAGTTCTATTTCCATCTTTTAGTAGTATCGAATCTCCTACACTAAGAGAAACACCATCGACAGACGGAGTACCAGTTAACCAAGTGATTGAAGATGCGAGATCGTATGTAGCAGTTTGAATTCTAGTTGCCGATGCTACTTTAACTCGTAATATAATTGCATTTGCATCTTGTTGTTTAAATTCCGAAACTACTGAAGATGTAATTGCGGGACATAATCCTTCACTTAACCAATACGGAGTTGATGCTGTAATATAAGTACTTCCAGACAATACTAAATATTCATGAGAATATGCAACTCCATCATATTTATCAGCTGTTGATGCTGTTAAATACATTTGCCATTGATCATCATCTTGTGCTGATATAGATAAAATTTTACCATCAATTGAACTTGTATATTGCAAATAATTCCCGCTAGCGGAAGGTGCTACGGTATCAATGATTACAGAATACCCATTATCGTAACGAGTAATTGTTGGAAGAATTGTATCTTTGCTACGTTCTAATAAATTTGGTTGTATTAAAATACCTGTTAATTTACTAGCACGTGCTGGAAGTATTTGATCTAATTGTTTAAAGAAAGACAAATCAAACAACGTAAACATTTTGATATAATCATTAATGTTATTTCGCTGCGAATATTTTTTCCAATATCCTTGTGCAAATTGAATTAATCTAGGATATGATTTTTCGTCAGTTGACCCTGGGTCTCCAATATATTGATCTAAATCTGTAAATCCATATTGAGCAATGATATCTTCATCGATCATTGTTTGTGGCGAAAAATATACACCTAATTTTTTGCTGTCTAATGGTGCTTTATCAAATTGACTTCGTTCAGCTCTAGTTTTTACATCTAGAGTGCCAACTAAATCGTTCGATTCGATACGTACTTTGTTATCATCATATGTACCTGCACCTAAAGAAACCCCATCGTAATAATATGTTTCTTCGATTGAATCATATGGTATTGCATTTGTCCATCCACTAAACGATGCAGATACGTTAGATTGTTTAGGTTGTACGCCTAACAATGAACCGGTTTGACTGTGATCGATATTTTGAGTAAGTGGCAATCTAAACAATAATTCATCATACGCATCTACATTTCCATCATACGCAGCTGGTGCTTTGACGTGATTATCAAATGGAGAATCTTGTAAACTAGATGACCATAATCTTAATTCTTGAAGTTGACCATATAAACGACTACCACTCGTTGTCCCACCTAATAAAACATTTCCGGTACCAGAAAAAGCGCTTCCGATATCCGAAGCCGATACTGCGGCTACTATTTTTCCGTATTTAGATTTTTTTATTAATAATTCAGAATCTAAACCGTCATTTCGAAGTAACATAGTTGCCCATTGTCCGTCAAATATTTCAATTGGATCCGTTGCATTTCCATTAATTGATACTACGCCTTTATTACCACTTACGAAATCAATTGTAACGTTATTAGAACCTACTGTAACGAGGTTCATTGTACTAGGTATCAAAGGATTAACTTCTACGTTATCTAAACGGAAACGTAGTTCAAATGCGTTAATTGGTGCTGTATAATTTATATTAACAGTACCTGATGTATTTGTAATTAAATCTAATGCATAATCAAAATTTAATTTTTCATATACCGGAGCACGTTCTAGCCTTGGTCCACCGTATTCATTGATACTGATAAAAGATTGTGGAATTCCATAACAAGAAAGAAGAGCTTGAATACTTCGTTTTGTTCCTTTTGTTTTTAACAAATATGGCAAATTATTTACAATGCGGCGCCATATGGTATATGTCATATCACGTCCAGGAACTGACGGGTCTCCGACACTATTTGACCCCGTTAACGGAGTACCAGTTTCATCAGTACCTAATAAATATTGCCATAATTCTTGAGATTGATTCCCATCAGTTAAATTCCACCCAAATTGTTTTGCTACCGAATATAACAATTCATTCGGCATACCTAATTTAGGATTTTCTTCTCGTTTATTGATTTTAGTCATATGATTAATATACGTATAAAGTATATCATAATGATGACCTAACATATTAACAAACGTGACAGTATCAACGTTTTTTGGATCTAATCTAATAAATTCCGGAATTGTATATGACAATGAATTAATATTTTCTATATCATATAACGAAGCAGAACTATATACGTTATCATACCATTGTTTAAATTCATTACTTGTAGTTGATGTTAATGTATATGGATATGTTGAATTAGTTTTGGGAACAGGTTTTATATAACTTCCTGTAATACTAGCTACCGTAGGAGATTCGAGTGGAATATCGTAAGTAGTAATTACGGATGAAGATTGAAAATACAAATAGTGTTCAAATGAATCTAATCCACTAATTAAATTAGTTTTTAAATTTAAAAAATCAGTTTGATTTGTAGTAGCAGTACTTCCAGATATTTGTGCAACAGCGATACTTTGCGATGTGTAATATTCTAGAAGTTGCAATTTATATAAAAAATTTTCTAATCGTTCTGTAGCAGAACTATAAAAAATAAAATTATTAAAATCTGAATAATCGATATTTAGTTTAACCCCAGATAAACTTCCGGAGAAATATGCATCTACGATTTGTTGAGACGTTTGAGTTGATGATCCTAATAAATCAGTCCAAGTACGTAATCCAGTTTCATTTGAAGTTGTAAATTTAGAAGTTGCTTGCCAATTTGGATTAGCTAATTTATTAAACTTTTTTTGTAATTGTTTTGCAGCAATTGCAACGCGATCGATATATGCCGGTTTTTGTTCTTCAACTATCCAACATTTAAAATCTTCGTTGAATTCTAATGGTAATGGCTCATATAATTTTACATACAAATATTCGCCAATTACAACACTGTTAACAAATAATACGCATTGATTTCTACTAAAATTTAATAAATATGTTTTATAAAATTCTGCAGATGTTTGTTTAACAGAACGTATATATGAAGTAATTTGTTGTAAAAATTCTGGGTCATCTCCGTCAATCGCACGAAGTCTAATTTCCGTCCTGTCAGGAGAAATCTCATCAATACGTAAATGTTGGCGATCGTAACTACCAATTAAATTCTTAAAGAAATTAACCGCAATTCGAAAATTTCCAGCAGTTAATTTTAAATTTTCTAATTCTCCGTATAAATTAATTCCAATCGGATTAACGATATTAATCGGTTTATTAGTAATTCTATTTCGATATGATGGAATTTTTGTTTGTAATTGTACGGAATGATTTCCGGTTAACCAAGTATCACCAGAATACACATGCAATTCTATTTTAGAATCTTTTGATACATTTAATATTTCATCATTTTGCAAAATAGCTTGGTTTGCATCATATGAAACGAAATCCGACTTCGTCTGATCAATACGTTCCGCGGAAAATGACTTAGCATTTAGATTTTGAGTGATATTTTTATATTGTGTTAACATTATTTAATTTCTTGATTCCATAAATCTACATTTTTAGATGCATCTGTAATTACCCAATATGTTTGTTCTGCTAGAATTGTATGAAATGCATTATTTTCTTCTGCTCCAGAAAATGCTGTAATACCAAAATAATCACCTGCTTCGAAATTTGAATTAGGAATTACAACATCAACAAATGTATTTTGTATTTCATATTGACCAATGAATCCAAATTCCGGATATCTTGGAGACGATCCTACAAATGGTCCTAAATAATTTTTTCGTTCACCGTAAGTGTTTGGACCATTTTTCGAAATGAAAAAATACGCAGTGCTTTTTGGTGCAGTCGCCGAATCAAATCGGTGTTGAATTTTAATTCTAAATCTTAAATCAATACCTGCAGATTTAACTTCTTTAGTAACATAATATTTGTTAATATTGGTTTGAGGAATTCCATCAGCAACGTCGCTTATCTCTATTCCAGATGGACGTATATCTTCTCCTGCA